ACTTAATATTATTAAGACTGCCTCAAAATACTTAAAAAGTGGCGGTATATTAATTATTGAGGATTGTTATAGAACTGATCCAGAAGATAAATTTGATTCTGCAATAAGTGAAGAATTTATTTTTAATACATTTATCATTTGCCATCATAATAATAGAAGCGGGCACGATAATGATAAGATTTGGTATGCAGTGAAAAAATAAATTTATTCCTATTTGGGATCTGCATGATATTTTTAAAGTTATTTCAAAATCTGTATTAGATTATTTTTCAGGAAGTATACCGTAATGAAGCTGATAGCGCATAGGGGATTATATCAAGGGCCTAATAAAGAATTAGAAAATCGCCCCGACCAAATTATTGATGCAATCGACCAAGGTTTTGATTGTGAAATCGATCTATGGGTAATTAATTCTGAATTAGTGTTAGGACACGATAACCCTCAGTATAATATAACTGAAACTTTCTTAATTGAATATTATAATTTTTTATGGATTCATGCTAAAAATTTAGCAGCATTGAGATGGTTAATTGACCAATCAGATTTAAACTTCTTTTGGCATCAAAACGATGACTATGTCATAACCAGCAAAGGATTTATATGGGCATATCCAGGTAAGGAATTAACCAGTCGCAGTATTATGTTAATGCCCGAATGGGATAATCCTGAATTAAAAAACTTTGTAATTCCTAACTGTTACGGTATTTGTAGCGATTATGTGGAAAAAATTAGATCTACCCCCACCTTCCATAGTCCACAAATTTAGGATCCGGAATTGCTACTGGGTCTTGATATTCATTTTTAATTTCTTCTATACCAAAAGTTGGCCAAACAAATCCATTTATAGTTAAATGATGTCCTAATAACGTTTCGGCGTGATAATATAAACCTCGTTTATGATATTCTTCAAAATGATCTATAGCGCGAGCATAGATAGACATTGCTTCACTAGATCCCCACGCTATCATATCGTTAATTGAATAACCTATCCCATGCCTATGTGTATCAGGGACTATTATAATTTTAGGATTTTGTTGTATAACCGACCAACATTGTCTAAGAGATATAGATTGTTTAATACCAGCATCACCACGGGCTTTAGCAACCATATCATATTTTCCATTTAACTGTTCATGGTTTTCTCTTAAAAAAGAAACTTGTTGAAATGAATAATAATGGTACCAAACATTTAAAGGATTAGTCCAGGGATTGGATTGCACATAACTAGGTACATTATATGCAGGAGGTTCGACTACTTTTAATTCTATTATATTTGAATTCTTTGGTAAATTCTTTTCTATTAACTCTCTTATATCATCTACATTAGATGGCCAGTTACTGGATATGAGAGCGTGATTTTTATTTGTATGATTCCATAGATAAAAATAAAAATCTAATTGATCGTAATCTTGTATGTTAGTTAGATAATCATCAAATTCTCTAGTAAATCTAGGTTGCCCGGATATTTGAATTGCTATTTTCACTGTATTATTTATGGTGTAATTTATTGTATATGTAGTTTATTTGATTATCAAATAAATAATGATATAAGGAGTTTTGACATGGATTTTCTCAAACTAGCAGCAGAATTAGGATTTCCCATTGCCGGAGCATTAGCTGCGGGCTATTTTGTATTCTTAACTCTAAAATTTATTCTTGCAGGTGTTACTAGTAGTGTAAACGGAATGGGCGGTATCATTAAAGGATTAGATGCTCGTGTTGATACTATGACCAATCAGCTACAGCGTATCGATGTTAAAGTTAGCCATGCGTTAGGATTACAACCTGATTATGATCGTATAGCTCGTGCGGAACAAACTGATCAAAGGAAAGATTAACCCAATTCCATACTAAATAACGATATGAAACATAAACATCATATCGTTCCAAGACACATGGGCGGTGATGATTCACCATCTAATCTTATAGAACTTACAGTAGAAGAACACGCAGAAGCTCATAGACTATTGTATGAAGAGCACAAAAGAAAACAAGATCTTGCGGCGTATTTAGGGTTATCTGGATTAGCTAATAAAAAAGAGATTTACAAGATATTATTAGATGAACGCCGAGGGAAACCTTTGCCAGATGATATTAAAGAAAAGATATCTAAAACACTAACAGGTAGAAACCATACCTGGGGGGATAAAATATCAGCAGCTAGTAAAGGACAACCTAAACCATGGCTACAAGGTAATACTAATGCTAGTGGAAATAAAGGAAAATCTAAAAGTGAGGAACATAAAAGAAAGATCTCTGAAGCTCATATTGGAAAAGAAAAACCTTGGCTAATAGGAAACACATTTGCTAAAGCACTCAAAGGTAAGAAAAAAGATTCGGCTCATCAAGAAGCTATTAATAGATCATTAAATAGCATAGAAGTAAAAGAAAAGATATCTGCTAGTTGGGCTAAAAAGCCATTGGTAAAATGTCCTCACTGTGGACTAGAGGGTAAACAAGGACATAATATGGATAGATATCATTTTGATAATTGTAAGAAAAGGTAATATATGGATAACTTATCAGAATTAGTTAATAAGTATGGATTCCCAATTATCGCGGCTGTTGGAATGGCGGGGTTTGTATACTATGTCTGGACTTGGGTTACCACCGAAATTAAACCTGTTATTGGTGCTGCTAACGGAACATTAATTGCGTTGATAGATCGCATACGTATGTTGGATAACGATTTAATTCGTTTGAACCAAAAAGTAGAAACTGTCATGGAATTACGTGGTAAGAGCATCGAGCATGAGCGCATTGCAGCAGAGAAAGAAATTAACGCAATTAAGAAAGAAGAAGCTCCAATTGGCAAAAGAAAAGCTACAAAGAAAGAAATAGAAGAATCTGCCGGTGATGATTGACTGTAATACCATTTTAATCTTAATTTATTAGACTTTTTGTTAAATAAAGTTTTAATCACTAACGAGGCTTTTTTTTCATGTCACGGGTTCTGTTTATTTTAAAACGCAGAGAAGATTATAATTCCATAGTACATAGTCATTTGGGTCTTAGCACAGGGTTATTTAATTCTGCAAGTTTTGTTAGCGATATGCTGCTATCATCGGGCATAGAAAGTAAATTAGTTGTAGTTGCCGATAATAATTGTATAGATCGAGAAGTAACACAATATCGACCAACTCATGTTATCATTGAAGCATTATGGGTCGTGCCTAGTAAATTTGCCGTATTGCAAAAGTTGCATCCTCGCGTAAAATGGATTATACGCCTACATAGTGAAATGCCTTTTATGGCAGGTGAAGGCATGGCCATGGATTGGCTCGGAGATTACAGCGATTTCAAAAACATCATTATCGGAGTTAATGCTCCTCGTATGACGCGGGAAGTTAAAAAATATTTACAGATAAGAAATAACTGGACGTCAGAACAATTAGAAACTCGTGTCATTTACTTGCCTAATTATTATCCTCAAGATTATGTAAGTAAGAAATTAAATAAAAAGAAAGACACTATTGATATTGCCTGTTTTGGTGCTATACGACCTTTGAAGAATCATATGGTACAAGCTGTAGCAGCATTAGATTTTGCTAATCAGATTGGTAAAAAATTAAGGTTCCATGTTAATTCTGGTCGAATCGAAATGCAGGGGCAACCTACTATCAATAATTTATTAGGATTTTTTGAACAGTTATCTGACACAGGCCATCAAATGATTAATCATCAATGGGCTCCAAGAGCAGATTTCTTAAAAATATGTGCTACTATGGATATTGGTATGCAGTGTAATTTTAGTGAAACATTTAATATTGTTTCCGCGGACTTAATTAGTCAAGGAGTACCTATCGTGGGATGCACTGAAATCCCATGGGCAGTGAAGTTCTGTTGTGCAAATCCTACAAGTAGCGAAGATATGGTAAGAAAGTTAAAATTAGCTTATCGGTTTCCATGGGCAAATGTTAAAGGCAATCAAGTAGAATTATCCGATTATACAAATAAAACTGCTAAAATTTGGACTAAATACTTCACTTAAGGAGAATTCATAATGGTACATAGAGTAAAAACACACCGATGGAATCGAGGAATATTAGAAAGTTTCGAAGCATTATTCGAGTCTCTCGAATCCGCTCAGTCTTTTATTAAACATCACGGCCATAGGAATGCTAAAATTTACGACGACAGCGGTATACTAATTTATAACGTAGCCGGTGAATGGGCAGATACTTACGCTTAATTTTTTTTACAAAGCATATTGCTAGCTTTGTGTTCCCATATAAAAGGTAATAACCCATGTACTAATAGTACAATAGCGATTGCCCACGCCCTTAAAAAGTGTGCCGAATAATTCATACCAACTTCGTGTAAATGTTTCATTGTTCTTTGCTCCTAATTTTTACAAAGTTATTTAGATGTAGCAACGAATGTTCCATCCCAATCCTTTGTAAGATTTTTATTCTTCATTTCTTCAATACGTTCTAACCAATTATCATAGTAATGGTCCATTTGCCCATTGAACTCGCCTTTGAGTTCCCTAGTTAGTTGAGTAGCAACTTTCCATGCTTGGCTACGATACCATCCTAACATCTTATTATGTTTAACTTTAGCAGCGATCCAAGCATCTTGATTTTGTAAAGTGTTTCTAAATGCAGTATAAATTCTAACACCTTCTTTCTTACCTTTAACGGCAATACAATCCAATTCTAAAGTGAAGTATTCATCACCCAATCTTTCTGCTGTCACAGGACCTAGTACTAATAGTACTCCGTAGTTCTTACTTTGCCCTTCTAAACGACTAGCAAGATTAACAGCATCTCCTAGGCAAGTATAATCAAATCGTTGTTCGGAACCCATGTTTCCTACAACAACTACACCAGTATTAATACCGATACCCATTCCAAATGCCGGAACACCTTCTTTAGTAATTTCGTCGTTGAATTCTTTAAGACTGTCCAGCATTTCTAAGGCTGCTTTGACTGCATCCTTGCAATGTTTAGTGTTATCCAAGGGAGCGTTCCAAAATGCCATTTGGGCATCTCCTATGTACTTGTCTAGTGTTCCTTCGTTTTCCAATATCTTTTTAGTCATGGCAGTCATGTAACGATTCATAATCTTCGTTAAGCCTTGTACATCCTTGCCGTAGTGTTCGCTGATACCTGTGAATCCTCGAACATCAGTGAACATGATTGATAGTTCAGTTTCTTCTCCACCTAACTTTAGTAGACTTGGATCTTTAACTAATTTAGCAACTAAATCAGGGCTTAGATAACTTTGAAACTGTTTTCTAATCTGTTGTTTTTGTAAAAACTCGCTTATGAACTTAACCCCGTAAGCATGTAACATAACCAACACAGTACTACCGAAAAGAAAAGTAGCATCGCAAAGCCAGAGATGAGTATGATAAAGATACGGAGCAAGCAATAGAATGCCGCCAAGAATAAAAACATTTGTAATAATGCCAACATAAACCCACCTTGATAAAAATAATGTAATAAATCCGAGAGCAATGATTGCTCCGATTTCAGCAGCGTCTGCCCAATTTGAACGCTGTATAGTAGTACCATTTAACATTGTTCCTAATGTTGCTGCTTGTAGGTATTGTGGCCATATTTCTCCTTTGCTAGTAGCAATAGGATTCACTAATCCCTGGGCACTTAATCCTACAATAACTATCTCGTGATTAAAGGTTTGGGGCAACTCTGTTAGACTGTATTCTTTAGGAGTTGCTGACCAATCAATCCAAACTCGACTTAACCCATCTGTTGTGATTTTGCCAAACTTTGGAACCCGTAGTGCGGATACTCCGGCCTCGTCAATCTTTATTTGTATCTTGGAATCTCCAGATGCCACCCGCAAGGTTTCTAACGCTATACTAGGATGTAAGTTGTCATTTACCAGTATAGCTAACGGCATACGACGCACCACGCCATCTATTTCTGGAAACGTATTAACAATACCCACACCTGCTGCTCTTTCTTCCAATATAGGAACATTGCTGATTAATCCTGGATATTCTACTAACTTGCCCTGCGGAGGCTGACCAATAACCTGAGCTGGGCTTCCGTAGTCTGTATTCTTTTGTTTAATGTTGCCCAATGTAGGTAATATAACAGGATACTTTTCCATGGTCTTGGCTAATGTATCATCCTGCTTGAAGCGGTCTGCCTCAGGCATTAGCACATTGAATACTACTAAACCCGCTTCGTGCTTATATAAATCTTCAATAATATGAGCATAATAATCGCGCGGAAATGGCCATTGCCCGTATTTGTCCAGGGCTGCTTCGTCGATGTTAACTACATGTACGGGTATTATTTTAGCGGGCTGGCTAGTAACTAATTGGTCAAAGTATCTCAATCTCACACTTTCAATAAAGCTAGGATCCCACATTCGGACGAAGACCATTACTGCAAGTGTAAGTAATGCTGTCCAGGGACTTAGCAATAACTTTTTCATGATTGACCTTGAATTTGTTTTAATTCTGCTTCTACTTTAGCGATTTCACGAGCTTTAAATTCATCAGTAATTCCGAATCTTCCTACTTCCATTTTATGTAAATTAACTAGTTTATTTTTTAAATATTCAATATATTCTTCCTGCGAATATTCTCTTTTCAATCCTAATACTTTAGATTTAACATTATCTCGTGGGGTAATTTCCACACTATCTCTGGAGTTTTTCCGTTTATAATCATCTTTAAAATATGTAATAACAACAGCACGAACTATAGGAATTAACGGTCCCTTGATATCGTTTCGCACACCATTTTTAAATCGATTTATGACATTGCTTATAGCATAATTGGCTATATCGGTATCGCCGCCATTATACTCTTTTCCTTCTTCGTCATAGAACTTAATTACATAACGAATGCCTTTTTCAGGTATTTTATTTTCAAATAATTCATGTAATTTCATGAAACTATTTATTACTTTTTTTTGGTATTAAATTGTCTCTAAAAATATTCCAGCATTTTAACCAGGTCCAATCCTGACTTTCTTTTGCAACCACCCTTCGATTCAAATAGAGACAATCTTCTACGGCTTTTTCTAGATTCCAAGATAGTTGTCCGGTTAATCCATTTTTTATTATATCATTAGGCCCTTGAACAGGGTATGCAGCTACCGGAGTGCCGCAAGCTAAACTTTCTATTATCACTATACCAAAAGTATCTGTTTTGCTAGGAAATACAAATACATCAGCATTAGCATATTGATAAGCAAGTTCCTTACCTTTTTTTGATCCTAAAAATTTTACATTAGGATATTTTATTTCTAGTTCTTTTCGATATGGGCCATCACCTATTATAAGTTTAGTTCCTTTTACTTCCATTTCGCAAAATGCATCTAGATTTTTTTCTTTACTAACTCTGCCTACATATAACAATATCGGCGGGTTGTATACCGTTCCCGACCTTAAATCACTGCGGAATATACTATAATCCACACCGCGGGACCATGGAAGTATATCTCCCTTAAATCCGTGAGTTTTGAGATCATCAACCATTGTTTGTGTAGTAGTTAATACGCGACCACTATGTTTATGAAACCATCGAAGGTAAGCATACGTTATAAACTTAGGAAATCCGTAAATCTTTTTTAAAAAATCGGGGAATTTGGTATGATAACTGGTATTATATTTCCAACCACACGTATCTAACCAACACCGAGCAGCAACCCCTAATGGTCCTTCTGTAGCGATGTGAATATAGTCCGGATTAATCTTCTTAATTTTTTTACCGATACGCCATGGCCAAGATAATTTAACCTCATTATAACCAGGGCAATCAATATAATAGAACTGCCCGGGATCAAGATAAACAATATCGTAGCCGTCGACATTAGCATAGCCTTCGATATTTTTAAATGTAGTAACGACACCGTTTATTTGCTCTTTGAGATTATCTGTTATAATAAGTATCTTTTTCATTGTATCTTAAATTTGATATATTCGGTAATTAAATCTGCCACATCCACTCCACAATACTTTTCAAATCCCAAAAATCCTGGATTACTATTGGCTTCGCAAACACGGAATCCTCGTGAATCAAATAATAAGTCAATGCCTGCAATATTTAATTTTAGTATACGACAAGTTTCTCGAGCAAGAAATTCAATTTCTGGAGTTAATGGAAAGTTCTCACCTGTACCGCCATTAGTAATATTGGCACGAAAATCACCTTCGGCCCCATGTCGTTTCATAGCACCTATAACTTTTCCGCCTATTACTAACACACGCAGATCTTCTCCGGGACGTTCTCCTAAATATTCTTGAACTAATAATGTTTTTTTGTTGCCAAGATTTTCAATAAATTCTATAAGTTTTTTATAATCTCTTTTCCTTTCGCACAAATATACCCCTGCACCATAACTGCCTGTGACGACCTTGATTACACAGGGATATCCGATATTATCGGAAATCAAATGTTCATCTATAGGATAACGTACCATCATGGTCTTGGGAATAGCGATACCATTCCTGCTTAGTAGTTGACTGGTGCGTAATTTATCTTTAACTAACTCTACCGCACTACTGGAGTTAACTACAGAAATGCCCGCTTGTTCAAAATGTCGAACTAATGCTAATTGAAAGGGTAATATACCTGCACCTAGTCTTAATAATACTGAACTGGGAGTTTCGATATCTTTACCTTGATATTTTATGCCCTTACGTATATCTTTATCTACTACGATATCGAAATCGTCAGGATGGCATATCTGGGCTTCGATACCCTTGAAGGCAAAACTATTAACCAATTTACCGGTTTCATAATCGGTACTGGTCTGCTTTGTAATAATAATTACAGACATTGGAAACCCTTATTATATAGGTATTTATATTATTCTAACATTTCCATTGGCCAGTAGATAATTTCCCACGTTCCGTTCCAATTTTCAACTAACGCAGTACAACTTTCGACCCAATCTCCGTCATTCATATACCTAATACCATTAATATCTTTAATATCAGCCCGATGTATATGCCCGCAGATTATTCCATCCGCATTTCTCTTATGGCAGTAATCGGCAATGAGTTCTTCAAAATCACTCATATATGCCACAGCTTCTTTAGTTTTATTTTTTAAATATTTACTAAGACTCCAATACTTCCACCCAAATAACTTACGAACCCAATTAATATAAACATTCAATTTAAGCAATAAGTCATATATGAAATCGCCCAAATGATATATCCACTTGAGTTTATTACGTATGGCGGTATCGAACATATCGCCGTGTACAACAAGATAATTCTTTCCATCAATTCCCTGATACATATGTTGATTTTCTATCAATATATTTCCTATACTAATATCAAATTTTATAAATTTTCTCAATACTTCATCGTGATTGCCAATGATATACATAACATTGGTTCCACGTTTGGCTGCTGTTAGTATTCTACGTATAACATTAGTATGACTTTGTGGCCAATAAAATTTACGTTCTAATTTCCAGCCATCAATAATATCACCAACTAAGAATAAGTTTTCGCTGTTATTTTTCTTGAGAAAATTGCAGAGTTGTTCTGCTTTACACCCTTTCGAACCCATGTGTGTGTCCGAAATGAATATGCTTTTGTATTTTTGTTCCATCCTATTATTTAAGCACACTCATATTACATTGTTATTACAAAGTCATAAAAAAAGGGCCTAAAAACAGGCCCTTTTAATCGAAATTAATATACATCGTGTCAAATATTAACTATCGTCCATTTAGGTGAAAAGTGTTGTCCCTTATCACGATGTTTAAAGATCTTATGAAACTCTTTTTTGCGAAGTTCATTGATCTTTTCATTATTGTGTGTCAAACAGGCCTTATATAATTTTTGAAGTAACTTACGTTGTTTCATCATATGTCTCCTATATAAGAGAAAACTTAAAAAACTTTAACACCACTTGCCGGTTGCAGATCCGGCGACATCCTATAAAATTTTAAAATTTCTATGTCTGCTAGGTATTTATAAAATAAAAAAATATTAGTTGATCGATTGATTAGTTTTCTGAATATTTTCTAATTTAGCAATATAATTTTCCATAAAATGGTCTTCCAGACTATCAAGGAATTGACCTTTTTTCCATGCTGCCAAATGACCACGCCATTTATCCTTAATAATTTGCCAATTTGTCAAGGGACGGATATTTCCATAAAAATTAATATAGCATAAAGTACCTTGATGATGATATCCCAACTCTGCAGGAGGAACTGTGGGTATAATGTCATTACAATTTACAAAACGGTGATGATCGGCTTTAACTGCCCCAACAAATTCCTTATTACCTAAACGGGGTTGCCCAAAAGTAAACAATTTTTTGACTGTGTATCCAGCATCTTCCAACTCGCGAACACAATATAATGACATAGCTGCACCTAAACTATGACCCACTATGTAGATATCTTTGCCGGGATTAGCAGCTACCCAATCCATAACCTGGGGTAATAGGTATCTCGTATAGGTTCTAAACCCATCATGTACAAATCCTCGGTCTTCTCTAATAGGTAATGCGTTGGCATCTGCTGTTAAATCACTAATATGGCTGGGTACCGTTCCCCTAAATGAAATTACAACCTCTGTATTGTTGGCTGCTAAATGTCCGTTTGCATTTTCTTTGTTAATATGCATATAATTAGTGAAACCTAAACTACGAAAAGTTCCGCTACAATCATCCAAATATGCATCCGCAGCCAAATGAGCCATGGTTAATGATAAATCAGGAAGAGCAAGATCTGTTAACATTTTATACTCCTATATAATAGTAGTATTTATTAATGTTGAATTATAGTTATATTACAACCTGCAGGATTTAGGCAGGTTTGCTGTAAAGAATAGGATTGACTATTATTACCAATTTGAGATACATTAACATTGTTTGCTCCGCCTAAATTAGTTAAACTTAAAGAAGCAGTCATAGGAGCCGACCCAATTTGTGTGACACTAGCAATATTACCGTTACCATATAAATTAATGTTAGATGAATGATTATTTCCAATTTGAGTTACATTTAATGCGTTCCCGTCGCCATTGATAATATTATAACTTTCATTATTATTGCCAGCTTGAAGTATTGTAGAAACATTGGTACTACCCGCGATATTGATAATAGCAGAATTTGATAATCCTGTTTGTTGACTAATAACAGTATTATTATTTCCAATTACACTTAACCCCATCATATTCATATCACTAATAGTAAAAGATTCAGTAGCAAATCCCAAACTATTAACAGTATATCCTTGGTTAATATTAATATTATTAAGGTCTCCAGAAATATACATGTCTATAAAATTAGTTTGTCCACTTTGATTAGCAATTACAGTATTATTGTATCCTGAAGTTTGTTGTATATAAACAACATTTGTATTAGAACCTATATAAGGATTTGACATAGTAGGACTAATATCAGGGAAATCCATATTGTACGAAGTTGATTTTTCAGACGAATGTGGCTTGGAGACGGTAATAATCCCAGTAATGGCTGGTAAGTACTGATTTTGACCAGTATTGAATATAGGTGCAGAATTCGGTGTTACATAAGTAAGATCATCTATTTGTGATGGTGCAATCTGTGTATATTCATTAGTAGATTGATCTGGTAACTCGGATTGCTGTGCCAATACAGATATAGAGATAAACATTAAAATAAATGAAACAATAAAATTTTTCACTGAAATCCCTTACTTATAGATAATACTAATGTGTTGTTATATATTTCATTTCCCGATAAAGTATTAATTATTTTAAAAGTCGATGTCATATGAGTATTCCAGTAATAGGTCAACGCGAAATCTATACCTTTAAAATTTATTACAGGGCCTGTATGCCAATCAGTATAACTTAAATTAGAATAGTTGGCTACATTGGTATGCCCTATATGAGAAACCAAAGTTGCAGTTCCTAGTGGGGAATAATTATCTAAACTATAGTATTGAGTTCCTACGGATACAGGCGTTCCAAAATAGTCGGTGAGACTACGATAATATTTTATAGTAAACCCTGAAATTCGTATTTGAGAAAATAATTCGTTGGTATTATAAGAAATATGTTCTATTTTTGATTTAGGGTAAGTATATTCATAATCCCCTACATATATTCTTATACCGTTATCAAACCGATGTGTAAATCCTGCATAGTAGTCGCTTTCTACTCCTATTCCATTATTATATTCTTGTTTGCTTACCGTATCAAACTTGTGTCCGGCCCATAATCCTAAATTTGTTGTATATTCTAATTGGGTTGACATACTAGGTTCTAAATAAGATTGGCTGATACCACGAAATCGATAATCATTTGTAATACTAACAGATCCATCCACAGAATCTGCCAATGCGTTTATAGATACAAATAATAATAAAAATAATATAATGTTTTTCATAGTGTCCTCATTTATAAGTTTGTGTGATAGTTATACTACCAAATGCTTTGGCGTTATTACCGTTAAAATTATAAGCATCGCTAAGATGGTCTTGTGTAACTACAACCAATACCTGCGAATCTGCGGGTAAGGAAATATTAAAATAATTTTTTCCATCTTCACTTAAACTGGCATAACCCCACCCAATTTGTGACAATGCAGGATTATTATTTTGAAATACTGCAAAAACATTAGGATCAGACGCCACTGTATCATTGACTTTGATACCAGTTAATTTTTCAAAATTTGCTATACTGACTACAGCTTTTGCGGCTTGTGCATCCGCGGCTTCTTCGTCTGCCTGCGATTTTTCATTTTGTTGCTGCTGTTGTTGTGTAGTATTTGATTCTGCGATTGATGGAGTATTTGAAGAATCACTGCCCTGGGATGAATTTATAGAATCCTTTTTATCTATATCATTATTAGAAGATTTAGCATCTCCTGTTGCAATAGCTGCAGATTTGGCCGCAGCCACTACATTAATTCCTGCTATAGTTTTTGGAGGACTTAAATGTAAATTATTACCAATAGGAGTATTAGACAGATTTACAATAATAGGAGGGGTCGGTGGTGTCGATGAAGTTTCTACCAACGTAGCTTGATAGGGTTTATCAAGATGTACTATTTCCCCACCGGCATCTACATCAATTTTTCCAGAACCGCATTCTGTTCCTCTCATAGGGTTACTTTCGCAAGCAGGCATAAGAATAACCATGCTCTTTCCCGTTTCATCCACACTCATAACGAAGTCGGTTCCGCGTACAGCAATAGCTGCTGTGGGAGTTTTAATATTTACACTATTAGGGTTGTTATGCGCAATAGCACCAGATACATATCTTACTGTACCTTCTGCGGCCTTGAGACCTAATTTTCCACCCTGCGTTTTAGGATCATAAACAAAATCGTCTATTACTAAAGCACTATGTTCTGTAATTTTAACTGTGGTATTATCTTTAAACTTAATATTAACAATGCCAGATTTGGTTTCAATCCGATCATTCATTTCCACAGTAATATTATTAACTACAGTAATAATGTTGCTGCCACGTTTAATAATAGCAGCACCCGTTACTTCATTTACAGCCCCAATGTCCGCAAAGGCTGCTGTTGAAATTAACAACAGTAATACTGCCCATGCTTTCATTAGTATTCCTTAATGATTGTGCTGGGTTATATTAAAACTTCCCCCGTTAGCAGTAGTTTGAATATTAGCAACGTTGGCATATGTTCCAGTTTGACTAATATTAAATGCTGTACCGGTTCCATTTTGTGTAAGAACTAAGCTGCTTGGGCTAGCAGTGGATTGGAGTATATTAAATGCATTATTATCTCCTGTAACGGAAACCAATTGGCTATGCCCATCGTTAGTCATTTGATCAACAAAGGTATTACCGTTTCCTGAAACATTAATGCCACTAATTAAACTATCGCCGCTGCCGGTAAAATTCAAGCTATTACTGTTGCCAGTAAATGCCCAGTTAATATTAGCATTATTACAAGTTACTGTACCGCCGCCGCATAATGCGTTAATAGTATTTTCGTTACCAATCTGTTGAATGGTAACCGAACTTGCTCCGGATGATGTTACTAATTGTAGTGTATTAATTAAGTTACCATTTCCCTGTTGAATTGCAGTAACAGTTTGATTATCACCATCTAATATCACAGCATTAATAGAACCACCTGTAGTTGCACCAATACGGTTGCTATTACCATCTTGTGTGATATTAACAATAGGATCAGCGCCCGACTGTTGCAAATAAATGATATTAGTGGTTCCATTGCTTAATGCGGTAGATACATTTGTTGAAAACTCTGTATCTGTAGTAGCAATCATTTGGGTGGGTTTGCTAGTAACAGGTGTAATAGGTGTTGAGGGTGCTGATTGCCCTAATGCAGTTGAAATTGATGCTACCAATAAGGTAACAGTTAGTAGTGTATTTTTCATTTGTTTATTTCCTCGGATGTTAGTGTATCCTTTGTAGTTTCTTCTTTATTATCATAGGATTGTGAATCCTTTTCATTAGAATTCTTAAATTTCCAAAGCCCCTGTTTTTCTCCTTTCTTAATTAATTCAACTACTCCTTTTTCAATAGCCGATCTTAATGCATAGTTTCCAGGCTCATTGAAACTTTGCGAGCTATCGATTTCAAAACTTTGTGTATTTTGATTAAAGAATCTCATGGCTGTAAGGCCATCCATAGTGCTTAATAGATTCTTTTCTATAGTAACAGTAGTTAATATTTCTCCGGTTTGAACACTAACCAAGCGTAAGCTAATTACTACTTGATCTTTTGTATATTGTGTTGTTGGGCCAATTCCAGCAAATGCAATACCAGTACCTCCGGTAAGTACATCGGAATTATAGTCAACAATTCCTCCTTCGATAATTACTCCTGCCATAGTCATAGGTGGCAGTAGTCTTGCTTTAGAACCTTCGTAAATTTCACGAGTCTGTTTAATCATCTGACGTTCTTTTAATAAATCATCTAGATTGGTGCGTTCAACCACAGTAAACCATTGTCTATTACCAACTTCTTGTAAAGTTTTAATTAGATAACTTTCGGCACCTTGTGTAACAGCATTACTGAATAGACTTAATGTAGGGCTAGGTTTACGTTGGCCTGTCAAATCTCTAAAACTATAAACGGCTACTGCTATGGGTGGACCATCTGGTGCTGGCACAGTATCCATTTCTTTAATTAATGTAGTTGATACTTTTGGTTGATCTTTAAGTTTAATACTTTTATTATAAGGGCGAATAGTACCGCATCCCACAATGGATAACAATGACATTAGAATTAAAATTGTTTTAGCTGTATTCATATATTAAAATCCAAATGATGCGATCGGAACGGTAATTGTTGTATTTTGAGTGGGATTAGCGGTATTGACTACTGTTAAAGTCACAGTGGTCTGACCATTAAAAGATGGATTATCAGGAGTCTTATACCAACTAATTGTAGTAGTAGTATCGAGATTAAATCTGCCCGAGGTCGCTACAGTACACCCAGGAATAGCTGCACCATTAGCAGAAGTACAACTAGAAAATAAATTGTTTGTTAATTGAGTGGCTAATTGGCTATAAACTTGGCTGCTGAATAATGCTAGGAATTTTGCTAATGGAGTATTTGCAGCAGCGGCAGCAGCAGCCGAAGCAGCAGCGGCATTGTTAGCATTTACTTGTGCTTTGGCGCTTTGCTCCATCTGTTCAATGGTTAATACTTGACTGGTCCACCCATTGCCGCTAAATGTAGGATCTTTGAATTGTTGAACTAATTGAGCATGTGCTGTAATGCTAGTTAAGGATAAGACCAATCCAACTAATATTAATAGTTTTTTCATACAAAGCTCCTCGTTATCATTATTTAATGATAAAGAAAAAGATATTATCGCAGTAGTTTATAACTGTTTGTTACTTATGTACGCAGATAACCCAAGTTATAGCAATGTATGTTATTTGATGTGCTAATTGATCAAGCCCGAATTGTGACCAGAACAACGGCTTGGTCATATCTTTGATTCCGAATTTTACTTTAGTCCAGTCGATATGATAATGAACTAGACCTTCTGATATAGCTATTACCGGCACATATGCGAAAGGAATGGTAAAGAAAAAACTATAGATTAATAATGCAATTATACTAGTCCACACATGATCCAAGCTGTGTGTTATTCCAATCCAGTCTCGGTAGATTCCTTTATGAACAGTTTGTTTGTAGGTTTGAAGTACAAAATCTGCATAAAAGTGTTTGGTTTGGAGAAGAACCAGTAATAGTAATATATCCATATAACTATTTATATAGAAATGAAACCTAGGATCTTTTAAATTTTATCCAAATCTGCCAGTTCCCATTTTATGTTTACTGGCTTGCAATTGAATATTTTGATTTTCAGCACCGGGAGATATATATTTTGGAGGGCTTGATAGTTTTTGCCAACGTTGGAGTTCTTTAGGATCAGTTGGTGGTTCACCGACTTGAAATTTTGTAGAACTTCTTTTACTTGTTGGTTCTGTTTTACCTTCCCTTCTTTTTTTGATAATATTTTTAGCGGTGTCGATTTCTTGGGGAGTATTTAAAGGTAAAGATTTTCTTTTTACGCTGATCGGAGTAGCTTCAAATCTTACTTGCTGTATACCAGCATCATTCCTATTACTTGTGTACCTTGCAACAAGATAAGGAATATCTAATTTTCCAGGTTCGTTACCATTGGCGTAGATAGTCTCGGATGTTAATTCAAAGTCTGTATCTTTTATATGTTTTAATTCAGGATCACCTATTACAACAAAATCAACATTGTAAGGTCCTCTTTCACCGCCCTTTACATAATTTTCACCATACATTATTTTTTTAATTTCGTTCATTTTATGCAGATTAAGATGGAAACTATCTTCGGGCCATAATCTTGAAACAGTTTTTCCACTTGAGTCTGTCATACTGGTAATATCTTTTACATTTTGTATAAAATCCGCATATGTCGAAGGGTTATCTATAAATCCTCCCCATTTAAACTTGCTTTTGCCTCCACATTTCAAACTTACATAAGTTTCTTGAGGTTTAGGCGAGTTATGTATAATGGTAAGATCACTTTTAGGATTGCCTTCAGTTTTAACAAAACTTATAACTCTATCAACTTTTACTCCGGCAATGATTAAATTTATAAAAGTAGTCTTAAATTGTTCTTTAATATTTTGTAATTGAGTTTGAAGAGACCGTATCTGTTCTTGTTCACAAGTGCTAATACTTTCAAATATAAATTCAAATGCTCGCATAATCTATTATTTACCCAATTAATGGGAATAGATTATTCTCTACAAACTCCTGCGCTTCCTTTTCTGTAAACCCTAAACTGACTAAAACACGGGGTGTATGAGGGTTTTGGCGCTGATAAAAGCAATAAGTATTTTGCGTTTCTGCATAATCTTGCTCCCCGATTTCCCCTACAGTTTCTAAGTAATAATCCAGTGTTTCCAAACCTAACTCAGCAAACTTTTCCAGTTCATCTGGTCCTACAGCACCAATAGCGACCATAGCAGGACTAAAGATTTTCTGTGCCCATTCGGGCAATGGCCTCTTTTTATTCCATTCGATATTTTGAGTTTTACTTGAAAACCACTGCATCATGGCATGGTTACCTTCCCCCGCGCAGCTAAAATCATGGAACGCACCGCTAACACGGCTGGGCCCTGCTACAATATCGAACCCATAAATTGGGCTGGGATCGTTAATATTTGGGAATATTGTAAAGTGTAAAAGCCAAAGTTTTTTAGTTTCTCTAGCATCCACAATACTAACGTGGGCTCTATGATAACGGCCGGAAATATAAACTAAATCTTTAACACCTTTATTATCATCTATGGTTAATGAATTTAAATAACCATGTCGAGCAAGTTTTTCAATTATCTTTTCTGAACATGCAATAGCACGATCAAACACCAAGCTCATCATCATACTCATGTAATATTTTAATAGCCCATTCGAACGCTACATTGGCCTCATCTGCCATATCATCTGTTAGCATTGTTCTTAAATTGGTAATAAGTTCTTGGCGATTTTCGAATTCTAAATGACTGTGTGGAGCATCGATTAGCTTTCTAATCATTTGTCCACCGTACATATCTCCCATATGCCAAGTATATAAATGTGCTAAAATTTGTGTAGGATCTATTAATTTTCTAATATATGCAACATAATCTAATGTGCTTTGTTTGTAGGAATGCTTTGAAGGATATAATGAATCCATATCGAGAAAATCTTTATTAATTAAATGCGATCGTTCGATGCCTTTTAAATTATTTAATAATCCCATTTCATAAGCATTATTTTCTATAGAAAGATACCATAATTGTTTTTGAAAGGTATAATCGACCCAAACATTCATAGGTAATGTTTTGGCAAACACGGCCTTCATGAAAGGTGTAGTTTCTGCTTCAGCATGATTAACAGCAGTTAATTCTTTTAAACTCATTCCACTTCCGATTTAAGGATTAATGGAAATCCATTATGTCTAGCTAATGCTGTACCATCAAATACTTTTTGTTCGGCGATTTCGAATGGATAAACTCCTGCAACAGCTTGTCCTTCATGGTGTATTTTCAATGTGAGATGTACAGCAGATTCTTCAGAATGTTTAAATATTGAGATCAACATCGCAATTACAAATTCCATAGAAGTACGATCGTCATTAAGCACTATGACCTTATACTTTGGTGGCAATTTAATATCTCTATTAGAGATTTTTTGTTTTTCGATGATAACTTCTTCGGTGCTCATAACATTATTTACTCATTTTATAATGTGGAGGAGCATTGACTCCCCCACAATGTGAATTAAAGCGACTTGACTTTAATCTGACGAGGCTTCAGTGCCTCAGGGATAACGTGTTTAAGAGCAATCTTAAGAACACCGTTTTTGATTTGCGCGTCACCTACTTCAAAATGTTCCGGAAGCATCCGACCCCATGTGAAGTTCCTAGCAGCAAGTCCGCGATAAACATACTGTTCCTCGGTGTAGGTACTATCCTCGCGTTCTGCACGAACAACTAAGATATTCTGATCGAGTTCAACTGAAATATCTTTTGGCTCAAAACCAGTTACAGCCAAATGAATTTCATAATTTTCCTCGTCAATCTTAATTACATTGTGCGGGGGATAATTATTATTGATTTGATTAGCAAATCGTCTTTCAAAAGGCGCCAACAATGCGTCGAGCCCAATAAATGCTCTATTAAGAGCGTTTGTATCAAAGTGTACTATCTGATTCATAATATTTCTCCTTATTAAGTAAGAATCATTGAGTAGGGCCCATTAGGTACCCTACACATATTTATATGCGAAATTATTCTAAAAGTCAAGCCTCAGTAAATTCCGCATCGACTACGTTATCTTTCTTTTCTGATGTAGTCTTTTCATTTGCGGCCGCTTTGGCCTTTTGAATAGCCTGTGCAGCCGCAAACAAATCGCTGGTTTTCTGCTGAATAACATCCTTATCTGTGTTCTCGGCAGCAGTTTTTAGATCGGTAATAGCTGTTTCAATTTTATTAATATCATCAGCAGTTAACTTATCCTTAACCTCATCTAACTCGGTTTTTATATTGTGTGCTAGAGATTCTGCAGAATTACGTGCATCAATTAATTCCCGTTGTTTACGATCCGATTCGGCATTAAGTTCGGCATCTTTAATCATTTGTTCAATTTCTGCATCTGATAATCCCGAATTGGCTTTAATAGTGATCTTATTTTCTTTACCAGTATTCTTATCCTTGGCGCTGACGTGCATAATACCATTGGCATCTAGATCAAAAGTAACTTCGATCTGAGGAGTTCCTCGACGTGCTGCCGGAATACCTTCGAGATTAAACTCTCCCAACAACTTATTGTGCTGACAAAGTTCTCTCTCGCCTTGAAATACACGGATAGTAACAGCAGGCTGGTTATCTTCAGCGGTGCTGAATACTTGACTACCTTTAGTAGGAATTGTGGTATTTTTTTGAATTAACTTGGTCATTACACCGCCCATAGTTTCGATACCCAGGCTCAATGGAGTAACATCAAGTAAGAGAACATCATTACGATCCCCTGATAGAACAGCGCCCTGGATGGCTGCACCCACAGCAACAGCTTCGTCTGGATTAACATCCTTTCGAGGTGCTTTGCCGAACAGCTTTTCAACAGTTTCCTGTACCTTAGGCATACGAGTCATTCCGCCAACAAGAATAACCTCATCAATGTCGTTAGCGGTAATCTTAGCATCTGCTATTGCAGTCTTACAAGGTCCAATGCTTCTTTCAATTAATTTCTCAACTAGAGTTTCTAATTTAGCACGAGTCAATTTGATATTAAGATGCTTAGGTCCGGTAGAATCTGCAGTGATGTAAGGAAGATTAACGTCAGTCTGTGTGCTGCTGGACAATTCAATTTTAGCTTTTTCAGCAGATTCCTTAAGTCTCTGTAGAGCCAATACATCCTTAGTTAAATCCACACCTGTATCTTTGAGAAATTCTTCTACTAGATAATCCATGATACGTTGATCAAAGTCTTCGCCACCCAGGAATGTATCTCCGTTAGTAGATAAAACTTCTATCTGTTTTTCACCATCTACATTGGCAATTTCAATAATGCTAACATCGAAGGTACCACCGCCCAGGTCATAGACAGCAATTTTACGATCTCGTTTATCTTTCTTATCTACGCCATAAGCTAATGCAGCCGCAGTAGGTTCATTGATAATACGCAGTATTTCCAAACCTGCAATCTTACCTGCATCCTTAGTGGCTTGCCGCTGACTATCATTAAAATATGCCGGAACAGTAATAACCGCTTGGGTAACTTCATGGCCGAGATAATCTTCTGCGGTCTTTTTCATTTTACGCAAAATTTCTGATGAAATCTGCGGAGGTGCTAAATCCTCTCCATTTGCATGAACCCATGCGTCACCATTTTTAGCTTCTACAATCTTGTAGGGCATTAGGTCGATATCTTTTTGCACAGCTTCTTCTGTGAATTTTCGACCAATTAAACGTTTAGACGCATAGATAGTATTCTTAGGGTTGCTAACAGCTTGTCGTTTCGCGCTGGCTCCTACTAGAATTTCTTTATCTTTATAGGTGACAATAGAAGGGGTTGTTCGAGCACCTTCTGCGTTTTCAATAACTTTTGGGGATCCTGCTTCGATTACGGCTACACAAGAATTTGTGGTGCCGAGGTCAATTCCGATTACATTACTCATTTATTTTCTCCTTTATTAAGTAAGAATCTGTTGGGCGCTATGCCCATATTGTAATATCCATTAGGTCTATTACAGCTTTATTTATTATATTTTAATCATCTTCTTCTGTCAATTGAACTATTGGTTTTTTAAGATAATCTTTATTTTTCATTGTTTTAATTCTATGGCAACGACAACATCTTGTAACAATATTGGCGGCAATATCTTTACCTCCGTCCTGCTGTAAATGTTGATGATCGCCCTCTAATGTGGCCCGCATACATGCAGATTTGTGAAATGGATCTTCGACATCATCAAATGCAGAATCAACCCTAGGATCATACCCACAATCCTCACATACCCAATTTCTATAAAATGTATATGGGCGATCAGCTTTACCCATACCACCGTATTCGGCTAACTGTAATTGATGGTCCCGACAATAACTATCACTGCCTGGACCTTCATATATAGTAAGTGGATTGCTGCAATCCTGTAAACGGCATCGGGGATTCGTCTTAGCTTGCTCTTTTAAAATAAAAAAACTCTTTGGACGATCACGTTCGGGATTGCGTAATTGTGCCATGTATTACCAAAGATCCGTTTTGTTCGGAATAAAATCAATATCGCTTTCAAACTTAGGTAACTGTAGATCTGTGCTCTTTTTTAACTGAGCTATCAGAAATGGGCCTCCGCACTTCCATTCTTTCTTGAATCCTTTAATTTTAACTAGTCCAGTTTTTTCATCTAATTCACCTTGAGGATTAGTTGTTCGATACCAATTATTATAAGCAATCTTGACCTTATCCCAAAATGGACCCGATGCCGAAAAATCTGCAGAGAAGTAGTCTTTAGTAAACTGTGCGAATTTCTTTAGATAATCGATATTGACATCAATACCAGACTGTTCACAAGCATGAAAGAATTCATATAACTGTCTCGCTTCCTTAGAATCCACGGGTCTCTGCTGATTGATCAACACCCAATATTCGCTAAACATTCTAGTTACATCAGGGCTTTTTAATTTCTTTTCGCTAGTACTCATAAGAGTTTCGCTTAATAGACTAAATGCTCCATCTTCGTCCTCATCTCCAAATTTTTCATTAGTAACGAATATTCCTGCTTTTTCCAAATATTGCTGTTTAAGTTCGGCTTTCTTCCATAATGGATCATCACTACCGTCAATACGTACCCCAGACACCATCTGACGGAAAATGTCGATCATATCTAAAGGACTCTTAGCATCTCCATTTAATAAAATAAAGTTACGACGGATTTCCGCCTTTTGCTTAACGCTGTATATAACTACAGGAACCATTAAATTGGCTACCCGTTCTCCGAAAACTTTAGTGGCTAAAACATATAATACAATAGCTGTGTGTTGTCCATCCCATGCGATATAATGCCCGGGCTTTTGAGGATCTTCATAGACCTGAATAGCCATTATCATCGTTTCTTGGAAGCAACTGATAATATTGATAATATGCTGTAGATTAACCTTACGTTGCATTGTAGTATCGATCAATATCTTGTCCATAGCAACCATGATAGCATGACATAAACTAAGATCGGCAAACTTAGTAAAATTTTTATGTCGGCGTTTAAATTCATCTATAGTAAGATCCAAAAGAGGTTCAAAGACATCACCTAAACTTTCGGAAAGTCTTTCTCGAAGAGTAACGAAATGGCTGTCCTTTTTATTATAAAACTCATTAGCTTTTTTGGCGTATGCAGACATTAAAATAGATCCTTAATTAATAAAGTATTATTATATTGATAAAACCAGTATATGTCAAATATTACGAATGACAAATACTCCATATTGAGGCATTGCTGTAGTGCAACCCAACCGTCGAGTAACATATGTAACCAAATCAATCATACGCTCGCTGTTGCCGCAAATAATAGTTAATGGTAAATCATCTTGATTCATTAGTATAAAATTTTCTACGACTCTATCTACTTCACCATGTCTAACACCATGTAGATCTAATTTGTTCATTTTTCCTCCTTTTTATTTGCATTCTTTATTGCTTGTGTTAAAGGATACATCATTTTTTCTACAATACTATAACTCATTTTTTCTAGAACTATGTTAACATCTTGTCCTTGTGCAAGTTGCATCATTGCCCTACCAAGTTCATATTGTTTAACTTTTTCGGCCCATTGTTTATAGGATTCTCCGGGTGTATATTTCATGCCCACCTCAATATAAACATTGTAGCATCACGGTCCTTTCGAAAAATGATATTATGCATACCAATAGTTTCCCATCTCTCTGTCGGTCCATTAGGACCAAATTGTTGTTGACACCAGAGTACTATTTCAAACCTATTGTGCGTTGACGGAAATTTTAATTTAGTCATGACCACCTCAGAACAAACATAGTACGCTGTTGTTCATTGTCGAAAATAAAATCATCATAACCTATTCTATGCCCACAATTATTACGAATACACCATATGCTCATTTCTTCGAATAAACTTGAATCAAACGGGCCTTGATACCATTCATGAACTTCGATTAACACTCCAGGTTTACTTTTTGTAAGATATTGAACATCTACCATAGTTATTTTATAGGAGAAAGATCTTTTTGAAATCTTATGCCACCCGTCTCTCATATCAATATATTGCGTTAATTTTCAAATATAAAATAAGATAATTTTGTATTCATAATTATTTTTTAGTATAAGAATCTTTCAAAACCCATACTCCATCTTTTAAAATTAATCTTACATTAGGAAATTCAATCACAACTTTTTTGTTGATTTGTTCTTTTAATAATTTCCTATCACGATAAGGTTTAATATCAACTACTTTTTTATTCATGCCCATCTCAATAAAAACATGCTAGCCTGTTTATTTTCTCTAAAATAAAATGTGGTAAGCCAAAACCTACTAGATATAGCCCAAACACAATCGGGCATCCTATTGAGATCCCCCCACATTCCTGGACCTATATTTTCTATACACCATCGTTCCATATCAGCCTGTAAATGATAGTAATCTTTATCTAACTTTACTTCGATCATTTAAATTCAAAATTTAAATTAGGATCAAATCGACTAATATCCTCGTGTCCAATATATCCGCGAGGATTGCTCAGTACACGAGTACTGCCAATCATATAATCAACAGGATTATGCATATGGCCATGAACCCAATATTTAATATTTTCATTATTGAGAACAAACTCACTGAGATCACTAGCATATCCGCCATTCATATGATAATCATGACGATACTTATCATCTACGCTTTCAAAACTAGGAGCATGATGAGTAATAACCACTACAGGTTTATCACGATTCTCGCTCAACACAATCTGAAAGTATTGTAGAGTTTTTTCATGTACTCCACAGGTATACTCAGGACGTAGTTTATTATAAGAGGGATAGGCCCCATCATTACGATGCGTGATTACACGGTAATCATTCATACCATCTTTGAGATGATATGAAGTCATAGGATTACACCGATTGAGATCAGTCCATAGCGTAGCCCCTAAGAATAAGACACCGTTATATTCTACTGCTTCATTTTCCAATAGAGTAACATTCTCGGGCATCATATACTTAAGTATATTATAGGTGTCTTGAAATTTACCGTGATAATGTTCGTGGTTTCCCATAACATAGAAAACCTTTTCATATTTCTTACATTCGTGAGCAAAGAACTCAGAACAACGAAATGCGGGATCAGGGTTATTGGATATTATCTTAGTAGCATGGTGATGTTTCTGTATACTACGGGCCTCGGCGATATCTCCGGCCAAAATAAGTACTTCTCCACCAGGAAGTCCCTGATAGCCAAATTCAAGATGTAGATCACTCACAAGACTAATTTTCATGTCACGCCCATTTTAAACTATACCAACTTGCTTCTGCATTAGTAGCTAGATAAATTCTAATTCTATGTTGATCCATAATCCAACACCATTTTTTATTTGGATTATCGGATTTTTCACAAAATTGTATTTCTGAACTAGGCCCCCATTGTTCCCAACACCAATTGCGTTGCTGACAAAATTTGTTGCCGTCCTTATGTGTGAATTCCACACAATACTTATACAAATTGTATCCTCGAAAATTTCGAGTTAATTTCTTGACCTTCATACTATATTGTATAATTATCTGGTAAAAATGTCAACCAATAAATAATCTATATGGAGATATTATGGAAAAAATTAAAAAAATACTTTGGTTTGCAGCAGGATTGGTCTGCTTGGGAGTTGCCTATCTGGGTACCTTTGTACCCGGACTTCCTTGGAGTACACCCGCAATTGGCGCTACTTACTGTTTCGCACGTAGTAGCCCGCGTTTTCATGCCTACATGCTTAACCACCGACTCTTTGGACCAGTAATTAAAAATTGGAGTGAACGTAGCGTATTTCCAACTTGGGCCAAATGGGCTATGTTTAGCAGTATGGATGGTAGCTTAATTATACTTTGGTTCACTACCCACAACTGGAAATTAATTATTGGTTTAAGTATTCTATTTGCTGTAATTTTACTTTGGGCAAGTCGTTTACCTGGTAGCAGAGAAGAAGCAGATCAGCGTGTTGTTGAAGGAAAGAAATTAGGGTGGTTTAAGTAGTTTTCTCCCAACAATTATTTTTATAGTCCCAATGACGAGTATCATAAAAATTAAAATCGAAAACATAGCCCAGTAACTCAATAACAAATTGAACTCCGGCATGGTCTTGAGCCGTTGGAGCAAATGTAAAACTGAATCCAAGAAGAGACGAATGTTTATAAAATTCGATTTCTAGATTTTTATTTTTAGAAATCTTCCAGTAACGATGCCAAATGGGTTGGAATATTTCCTCCCAAAAGGGATTGTTTAAACTAAAACCAATAAAGATCATTTCTTTTTAACCTTAAGTTTAGTATAGATATTTTGAACACCTATTGCCTGACGTATTGCATCCTGTAATGCGTCATGCTTGCCTTCTTTACTCATATCTGGATCATGCCCGAGGTCAAATAAAGTACGGGTATCTCTTAGTTGCCAAAAATTCCATGGAGGAGTTTTATTCAACTGGCGATATATATTTTCTAAAATCACCAAATCAAACGTAGCACCGTGACTCCAAAAATTCGAACAACCCCAAGCAAATTTATGAAATCGATTTATAGCTTCTACTAAAGAAATTCTATCGTTAGGACTAAGAGCTTCTTCCATAATTACCGGATCTTGTTTAGCCCACCAATCCAAAGTACCCGGATCAATATCTCGATTGAGTTTATCTTGATCATCTAGATCAATTTTAAAATAGATTTGATCCCCGATGCCATTGCCCCAAGGATCGAAATGAACTGCACCCAAACTGAGAACAACCGCGTTTGGGGTGGTTGCCAAAGTTTCCATATCTACCATTAAATGTTTTGCCATGGTTTAAGCATAACAAAACATCTGGTAAATGTCAATAATCAGTTTTAGGCAATAACTGATCTCGTTGCTTTTTGCGCCATCTAGCTTTGGCAGCAGCAGCTTTACGTTTACGTTCAGTGGTGGGTTTTTCGTATGTTTGACGTTCGCGTACTTCTTCCAGAATTCCGGAATCTTCCACACGTTGTTTAAATTTACGTAGAGCAAAATTGATAGGCATATCGCCTACATAAATCTTAGTTCCTTTTAAAAACTCTTTTGGCTGTTTATTATACATTTGATTTCACTTTTTTATTAAAAATTAATTCGGCAGGACTTCCTGCTACAGTTTCTTTACTTATAACAATTTTCTTCAAGCCCCGTTCAACTAGATTTACCGCATCAAATTGATATGGTAATAGTGTTTTTTCAATAATATTTTTCAATCCTCGAGCATTGGTTTTTAATTCTTTAGCCAATTTAGCAATATGTATTAATGCTTCATTATCAAATACTAATTCGATACCATCCAATTCAAAAATATATTGATATTGTTTGATAATACTATTTTTTGGTTCTTTTAATACTTGTACTAGATTTTCTAAAGTTAATTCGTCGACATTGGCAGTCAATCCAAATCTTCCTACAAATTCCGGAATAAATCCAAATTGCACAATATCCTTACTAGTAACCAATTGGTATACTCGATCTATTTCTTTTTTATCTTTAATATTGGCATGAAATCCAATACTACTACTGTGTAATCGTTGTTGAATAATCTTTTCTAATCCAACAAATGCTCCTCCACAAATAAACAATATACCACTGGTATCGATTTCTTGCATATCACCATTAGGGTGTTTACGTTTTCCCGAATTAGGTACGCGCATTATGGATCCTTCGATCATTTTTAATAATGCCTGTTGTACACCTTCTCCCGAAACATCTCGAGTAATGCTGACGTTTTCTCCTTTACGAGCAATTTTATCAATCTCGTCAATATATACAATACCACGTGATGCTTTTTCAATATCTCCATTGGATTCGGCAATTAACCGATTTAAAATACTTTCTACATCATCTCCGACATATCCTGCTTCTGTAATGCCAGTAGCATCGCATATAACAAATGGTATATTTAAATATTCAGCAATTTTACGGGCCAGCATGGTTTTACCACAACCAGTGGGTCCTAGCAAAAGCACATTAGTCTTTTCTAATTTAATATCTTTACTAGGGTTATTGATACGCTTAAAGTGCTGGCTTACTGCCACACTTAATGCAATCTTAGCATCTTCTTGACCAATAACATATTCATCCAAGTATTCTTTGATTAATGCAGGATTTAATGTTTTATGTTCGGTGGGAAAATCCTTAATTTTTTCATCTGCTAATATATCTACACAAAGATCCACGCAATCATTACAGATTGCACTTTGTTCTCCTACTATAAGTTTTTCAACATCTTCTTTTTTCTTACCGCAAAAATCACAATGTTGTTTAGATGTTTTGGTCACTTAGTATCCTTTCTAATAGTTGTTCAATCTGAGTTATTCTATTTGTATTAATATGGCTATAGATTGCAGATAAATTTTCATCATCAGTTTTATAAAAAAATTCATTCTTGCTCAACATATAACTGGCTATGGTCGATGTAATATTATTCATACTATCTATATCTAAGTACTTATGCTTAGAGACAGCCATGGCATAAAAAAGCCAAGTGATATTAGGTTCTCCGTTGTAAACATAAAAATTAATATTATTAGTTAATTCTTTTGCAGCTAGCCATTTACTAACAATTTCCTGATCTTTTTCATTCAGATGACAGAATAAGATACTTAGATTACCATTTTCATAAATATCCGGCGGAGTTATTAAAGTAATCTTACCTGACATTATTATTTCCTTATATAAATGATACTTTTATTAAAATATTTATAAATTATCCTCGCCGCATTCTAGAAATCTCTGTAGCTTCTTCCGTACTAAAAACAGGAACCATATTAGATTTATGCATAGTTGCTATACCTAGCAAAGTACGTTCTCCTGAATATACTCTAGGTTCTAGACGACTAGTAGATCCACCCACATTAGTAGACGAACTAGGAATCTTTTTTATTGCATCATCGGCATAACGTGGATGACTATAGTTAGGTACATAGGTATTTGATACAAACTTTTTCTTATCTCTCTTTTTAGTAGGGATATTGTATTCAGAATATAATTGTTCTTTGTAAGCGGACGCAAGTTCGGCACGACGTTTATGTTCGGACGACGCCCACTTCTTCTTACCCTTCTTTTTACCCGTAGTAGTTAACCACGGGCCCTCCATATGCATAGACATAATTAAACAGTATGTAGCTGAGTATCGACAATAGTAATAGAAGATTCATTCTGCAATTTAATCTGCATTTTACGGGGAATTCCTGTAAATCGTAAAATAGAACCATCGTGGTCGATTTTAAATGAACCGGCAACTACCCAGATCTTATTACCATTATTATCGATGCCAGCGAGCTTACGAACTACTCCATTAATTAATCCGCTTGCAGTAGTCTTACCTTGATTCCAATGATATGTGCCGCTTTTACCTTGCCAAACTTGTGTATCACCCGAATTAATAAAACAATAGTTACTTAACGATCTTAATGTATTTTCAACAGACATATGTATCTCCTTTGTAAATGTCGTAATATCATTATACAGGTTTTGTCTAAAAATACAATCATATTTTTACCAAAAAAAAAGGGCCTGAACGGCCCTTTTTCTATTCTAATTTTTAAATTAGAATTTTACACGAAGACCAGTAGCAACAACGCTATTTGAAGTGTTGTAACCAGTGGCGTACAAGTCGCCTTTGTATTCGTTATATGCCAAGCCTGCATAAACGTCGGCATACTTATTGAAGTGATAATCCAACAATGTTGAACCGGTATATACCTTACCTTCCTTAACAGCACCATATGCCTTGGGATTCTGATCATAGAAACCAACAGCTAAGTTTAACTTAGGAGTTAAAGAATAATCACCGCCAACCCAAATAACATTTACCTTCTGGTCTGCACCAATATAACTTGTTGTTGTGGTTGGATACCCTTCATATGATGAAACAACGCTCATATCATCTGATGCATTGCTCAATGTGTAGGTTTCAAACCCGGCCTTGATGTTTAGTTGCTTGTTAACAGCAAAGCGGCCTGCCACCATAAATGATTTGGTATCATATGCGGTGCCCGTCAATGTTCCTAAAGTTTTACCAGCCGATGCCTTAATGGAATCGTTGTTATTCTGATAAGCAACATCAACATTTAATGCACCTAATGTAACACCGCCATTTAGAGCAAATGCACGGCCAACATTAGTACCACCATCAGTATTACCAAACTTATATAGAGCACCATAGCTGATTAACCCAGATGAATTTGAATAACGAACTGAGTTGTCGCTACGCATAACATCGCTAACACCACCGCCTCCACCGATTGTGCCACTGAAGCCAATTGGCGAGAACAGTTGTGAACCAAACAATGGATCATTAGCAATAACAATGTCATATTCAGGTAGATAAACTCTACCCAATTTAACTGTGCCTAATTTGTCATCCGACAAACCCACCCATGCTTGGCGATTGAACAGTTGGCCATCTAATGAAGTATTAACGTTAACACTTGAACCAGCACCAGTACCTGCATTTTGTGCAAGTGACTTAGCACCATTATTTAATTCACCGGTCGGTAAGTTAAAACCTGATTCTAAAGTAAAAATAGCCTTAAGACCATTGCCTAATACTTCACTTCCAGTAATTCCCCAACGTGAATCCTGAATACCACCGTTAAACATACCGGTAACACTTTGGTCAACGGAGGTTTTAGTAGCAGCAAACGGACTTACCGAAGCAGGAAAAGACGAACTAACGCTATAGGATTCCTTAACAGTGCCGACGGCAGTATCTAGAATTCCGTAGAGTGTAACCGAACCCTGATTAAAGGTTAAGGTTGCATCTGCGTTTGCGGCGCTTGAAAATGCACCAATTGTCGTTAATAACGACGCTAAGAAAAGTTTCTTCATATTTTAATTTCCTTTTATAAAAATATCCTACTGATCAAAATTATTTATAAAGCTCGTGATTACACAAAAATTACAAAAAATTATAATAAGTAGTTATCGACAGTCAAACTATAACACAGTAACACTTACTAAGTCAACCATTTTGGTTAAAACAGCCGACACCAGCTTGGTGTTTCCATGTTAAAAGCCCTGACCTAGGGCTATTTGGATTGGCGCATACACCCCAATCAAAATCTTGTTTATTAATTTCTTTATCGTATAATGCTTTCCAAAAACGACATCCCACACTACAATCGGGATAATATCCTTCAACATCCTTCCATCTTTCGACCTTGCCGCCATAATCAGTATAATCAGTAGGAAGAATTTTAACAACCTGCCAAAGTGGATCGTGATTCATTACTTTTTCTTTTTAATTTTGAGTTTTTTCTTAACAACTTTAGATTTAGGTTTAGGTTTAGGTTTAGTGCCATTGAGTTTTTCAACTTTAACTTTGATAATTTTTTTCTTATTAAGAACTTCTGATAGATCTTTAATTAATAAACTATCTAAATATATGTTACCAAAACTCATTGTCCATCGGCCATGTTTAGTTTCAAAACACCAACCTTCGCTATTTGAAATCTCAATACCCAAATTTTCTAAACGAGCTTTAAGATCTTGTAAACAATTAATGCCTATCATACAAATATTTAGTGTCTCGTTTGGAGGTAGTCAAGAAAAAGCCCTAGTTAAAGGACTTGATCTTTTAAAATCAAAACTCAGCAACCATTCTATCTTATTGTTGTGGAGGCATTGTTAGGGTCGGACTGTAGTTATTCACCGGGGGTATCCACTCTACATGACATTGCTGTTCATTAATTAGGCGTCCCCACTGATCAACATAGGTCCACGGATTACATACAACTGTTCGTATATATCCTGAATAGGGCCCATATGGCTGAGCATTAACATCAATCTCGTGCATAACCACTCCACCGATTACTACGCCGGCTAAAATTGGAAATCCTCCCCACCATCCACCGACTCCTCCTCGATACCAGCCATGATGGCCGCCCCAAAAATGCTCACGATGGAAAAAATCGGCATTTGCTGTTGTAGCTGTAAACAATGTTGCAGTTAGCATTATACTTAAAATAATTTTTTTGAACATGCCTATCACCTCGAATACTTAGACAATTTTAAAATTAAAAAGTTTGGCATCCGAAGATGCCAAACGGTTGCTTATTTGACAAGGTGTGTCCTACCTCGGCTTAGCTAGTTTCTTAGGCTGCTACGCTGTAAACGCTGTCATTAGCATTTATATGTTTTGCGCTGATTAAGTCAGTCGCCTCACTGGTAGCCCTTAGGTTATTATTTGCTCCGTCGAAACTGGTCATCCCCATATGGGCGAGAGAAATCTCTACATTTAAAACTGGAGATTACAAGTTTCCAGTTCCCGTAAATTGGTGGAGATGGCGGGAATCGCACCCGCGTCCGAAACACCTTTAGCTAAAAGTTTACTACCATTATCAAACTTACTTGTAATTCTTCAAAACTCGAACAGCAAATGCTGCCACAGCTATTACAATAATACCCGGTAAAATAAATGTCATTTTTCTTTCTCCCTGTGTTAAACTTATATTTATAATATAGGTGATATATCAGTTTGTCAATGACTAGTTTGACCGCTTGTAGTGCTAATCATTAGACTGGATACATTTACTGGTTCGAAATTAGCTAAAGTTAGACTACTTAGACATTGTAAATCTGTATCATTCCACCGAGCATCTGCTGTACCGATTATAGCACCTGTGTTGCCATTATCAGCAGCAATAATACCGTAATTACGAAACGCTGTGATAATGATTGCAGATTGTGGGTTTGTGGCGGCACAACTTGGTGTAGGTACTGATGCTTTCAAACGATAAATTTCACCAGAAGGATTACTCATAGTACAACTAACTGGGGGGCTAGATTGTGACAGCAAACTTCCCACAGGAATTGTGCTTCCACTGCTAGCAGTACAACTGCCCACCCCAGCAGTTTGAGTTGCTGGCCAAACCCAATAATTTAAAAGATGATTTAGAGTAAATCTAATTGGATGCTTAATTGTACCATTAGGAGCAGAGGGTGTACCTGTTCCAATAACTTCATCTGCATTAACCAATAATGGTGCAACTGGTAATCCAGCAGCATCGCTAGTACCATTGCCTTGTGGAGTTAACGCATCTGTTGTAACATTTGGCCAAAGAGCATTGCTAGAATCTGTCCAAGGACCATTTTGATAAATTCCCTGATACATTTCGTAAAGTGCGGGCGGCGTACTAGTACCAGCTTGCTGATAAATCAATACATGGCGATCATTTGTAGAACGATTTGTTCCTTCAACTGGAGCATTAGCAGGAATTGGTCCTGATGTGAAATAGCTTTGATATAGTGTTGTGCTAACTGTTACGAGCGGTTGTGTGGCAGGAACTTGTAATGCTGGTATTCCATTTGGGAAATTAGCATATTGTGTACCAAAATATGCTTTAATAGTAGAAGATTGATACCCACTATAAATTGGTGCAGCAGGACTAGTATCTACGGGTAAATTTGTAGTCGCAGCATCTACCCTATGATGGAATATTGAATCAGATGGGAAAATTGTTGTCAAGAAAGAATTACTACCGGTCACGGCAAATGTAATTGCTCGACTTGCGGTATTCTTAGCAGAGTCAGTTACTACTAGTAATGGAGTATATGTTCCTTGTCCACCTACCTGTGAACTGGTAATAGCCCCAGTAGAAGAATTTAAATTCAATCCTTCTGGTAGTGGTGGATAACTGGTATTGCTGCTAACAGAAAATGTATAAGGTGGTGTCCCGCCAGTAGCTACAAGTGTACACCCTACATAAGCTGTGCCCTGTGTTGCAGCAGGACAATTGGTTGTTGTCATTGCTAGTGTGCCACCGCCTGATCCACCACCAGAACTTGTTACAGTAACTAATGCAGTTGCTTTAACTGACTGTGCCCCATTACTGGCTGTTAAAGTATAAGTTGTTGTTGCTGTTGGGGTTACAATTAACAAACCGCTGGCGGAAGTTGTTGAATATGTGCCAGGGGTAATAGTTACTTTGGTAGCCCCAGTAGTAACAAAACTTAATTTAGATGTAGAACCAGAAGCAATAGATGTAGGGCTCGCTGTAAAAGATGTAATTTTTACAGTGGGTGTTGTTTTTGCATCAATCGCTGAATATACTACTAATGAAATACAAAATAAAATAGAAACTAATATTTTTTTAATCATGTCAAACTCCTTTGTTGTTATTCCGATCTCAAGAATATCGAAAAAATCGAGAATATAAATTAATTCTTACGATTTTCTTTTCTTTCGATATTGTAACAAGGTTCTCCACAATGCGTGCAGAATAATTTTTTTGGATACCAATCATCCATGCTGGCAATGCTCCACCAGCCATGACATTTGCTGCAAGTAAAATGCCAAATAGTTTCCTTATCTACTCGGATTTCCATAGCAAGATTCCTTTTATTTTATTTATTAATATAAAGCTAGTTGATAATTTTTGGTTACATCGTTGTATAATGTTAACACTTTAGAAGCATCTGATGCAGGTCTGCAACCAGTCGATCCGGTTCCATTATATTTTCTGTATATATTGTTTCCTACAAAACTGACATGTACCCAATTTTGTATATAACTTCCAGCATCTCTATATTCCAGTAGTAATTGATCATATGGTAAATTATCTCGAATCCATTGAGCTCGTTGATAAGTTAAAGTTCTATCCCTAACTTCGAAGATAATATCGCAGGCTTGTCCATTACCGTGTTGTCCTTGAGTTTCTCCTTCTCTAAAACTGTTAGTAATTCTAAAATCTGGGTATTGTTTCAATAAAGGCTCTAAAACATTTTGGGCTAATAATGAAAGATTACAAACGATCTGATCAACCGAAAAGCCTTTATTGACCTGTAAATGATGATTAGGATATTGAATTGTAATTCCATCAATCCAAGTACGAAGCATATTATCCAAAGTAAATGTTTGACTGATTTTTAAATCCATAGGAAATGTAGACATGCTATGAATTTGCCCGCAGGCCTGAGATGTACCAGGTATTGCTTTTGCAGTTCCAGTACTCAAGGCTGTTGTGCTAGCATTAGTGGTTCTTTTGATAATTCCCGAGTCTAACTGCCCAGAATTTATTTTACTTTGTAAAAATTTAAGACCTGCTCCTGCTGTGGCCGGTGTTCCATCTTCAATGTCATCATTTTGAACTATAATGGCTGCTGCTGAATTATTATCATCGGCAAACACATTTACAGATCCTGTTTGAATCGGAATTTTGGTTGTGTCGTCACCAGCACGGGCTATTGGTTTATTTTCTACAAATACAGTAGTATCTCCCTGCACGACAGTGCTGCCCGAAACGGTTACTGAGCCAGCATGAGCAGTTTTCTTTTTATTGGTTAGAACTGTATTAGCACCGCTGATTAAATTTTTATCAGCACGATCTAACTCCACGCGAGCTACTGATCGATAAGTGGAGAATGTGGCCATATTAGTCTATTCGGTATTTGGGAGAATTAACCATTTATGGGTGGTGGAGGCTCTGGAGCCCAGCCTGGCGTTAATCCTATCCTAGCAGCAGAAATTTCTGCCTCTGTTGCCTTTACAGTTTCGGGTGCTTCAACTGCTTTTCTAGCCACTTTATTAATAGTAAAGTGTGACAATAGTCGTTTGATAAATCCTTCGACCTGGGTCACTAACCAACTATTAGCAATATAATTTTCTAATCTACTAAACATTCCCGTTGATACTGCCTTTATTTGTGCAGATACTTCCGACGAGGTGTGTATTTCACTAGAATTTTTTACCGTTGATACTAGTGTTTCTTTAAATGACGGCTCAGGTTGTGGTTCAATATCATTTCTTTTTAATGCGGCGACGGATTCTCTCTGCTGGAAGTTATTGTGTTTAAGTTGATCAGCAACAGCAATACTATGAGTACTTTCAAACTGATTAATAGCTAACCCCATTTGTTGCACACAACTAGAAAGTGATTCCATGGTCAGTTGTTGATCAGTCATCTTTCCCTGCATTACTGCTATGTTAACACTAATATGACTTAATTGTTGTACTATGCCTGCAAGTTGGTTAGCAGGAGATCCTGGAATGGCAAATGCTGCCGGCCCAAACGCTAGTTCAAACGCTGCTAATTGTGCGGTTAGCCCAGCTGTGACAGCCGCAGTCAATGCCACCAATTCCGGAGTATTATCTGGGAATGTTATAACACCGTTGGTTGTACCCGATAACACGCTTACAACTGGAATACTCATATTAAATCTCCTAACATATAATCTTATTTACCACCAGCTAATTTGCCAGAGCAATTCCTGTAGTAGTCTGTGTATAAAGATCTGCTGCATCTTTTACTGTGGCTAATGGTCCTACCAAAATTGCATGTTTGGCAAAGGCTATTGTTTCCGAGTCCGAAGTGAATATAAACGGAGCCAATGTTGCTCCTTTGGCAGTACTAACTAACGCACGGGGCCTATTAAGAACAAGAAACTTTTCATTGTCTTCTACTAATTTTCCTACTATTTCTTCTCCGGCAGTAGTACGAATTGTTACAATTTCATCTACCGCTGCACCTTTATTAATTAACATTATTTTTCCTCTTGTTTATCAGGTAATGAGCACAATGATTCTAATGTTTGGTAATGCTCGTAGGCCTTTTTCAAAGCCTCAAAATGTTCTAGTTTATCAGGATCTGGTATAAGTATAGCAAGACGTTTTTCAATAGCCGTCAATATATCCATAATACTACGGCCCTTAATTTTTATATCTCCTTCGAAATGTGCATCTCCAGATACTTTTAACGAAGGATTATTAGTATAATTATTAAATGCATAATTACCTATATTACTCGATCCGGTAAATGAAGGGGGGATAAAAGGACCACTGGCTCCCTTAGCACCCGGATTAGTTATAGTAGTTGTCGGGCCCCCTGAAGGTCCGGTAAGTCCGTAAACATTCCCTCCGTTATGAACTGTCGATGTATAATAATTATTATTAAAACTAGATAGATCTATTTTTGTTATTAACTGTTCCCATTCTTCTTCAAATGTCTCTTTGGTAGAGTTTTCTTTAAAATCCTCAGGTTTGGTATTAACCAGTGCAGATTTTAATTTTTCTAAAATATCATCCATTGAGGTGCTCCTTTAATTCTGTAAAGCCCCCGACTAATTTCCCATCGAGAAAAATTTGAGGTACTGTTCTAGCATTAGGAACTGCTTCTAATAGATCTTCTTTGGTATATCCATCTCCGATCTTTCTTTCTTCATATGCTATACCTTTATTGTTTAATAAGGTTTTGGCCTGTTCACAATAAGGGCAATTGGGTTTACTCCAAACAATTGCCTGCATTATTACTTCCTCTTCTTAGCGCCGCGACGTGCCATTTCATTTAGGCTTTTGGCTCTAGGTGGTTTCTTACCATTCAATCTCTGACTAATTTTTCTTGCACTCATTTGTCTTCTCCTTATAAATCCGGTAATTCTTCGTAACTAACTTTATCACTCATTACTCCAATTACATAATTGGTAGATTCGTTTTCCTGCAATGCTGTTTGCTTTTTGTTAATATCTACATGACGATTAAACCATGGTATAGGGCTATTACGAGGATGGTCTTCTTGATACTTAATACCAATATCTTTAAGTCTAGTAAACGCTGTATAGTCCACAAAGTCTTTAAGAATTTGAGCATTTAACCCGATTACCACACCTTTACTAAACAGATAATCTGCCCAGGCTTTTTCTTCCTGTATAACTTCCATATACATATTGTATATTTCCTCTCGACATTCTTCTATTAAATTAGCAAAATCGCCATCGTCTTTAACTACATTATTAATTATCCATGCAGTCCACTCGGCATGTAATAATTCGTCCTGTAAAATCAAACTAATGATATTACCATTTCCCATATAAATCTTATTTTCCACCATGGCTAAACTTGTAGCAAAGCTAACCATAAATCTAAATGCTTCAAGGGCATAGCTGGCATGTAATGCTAACCAAATAGCTCGTTTATGTGTTTTAACATCGACCTGTTCGCCCAATTCTTTACGACAGTTAAGAATATGTAAATCTTCATAATACCGACCAATATTGGCCGCCATTTCTATAATTTCTTTAGTTTCATGAATTTTGTTAAATTCATCTTTGGGAATTCCATAGACATTTCGAATAATATGGCTATAAGATTTGCTATGAATATTCGTTTCAAACATTGACCACACAGACATCAACGCTTCTAATTCTGGTATACTCACTACCGGAGTAAAGATTTGTGCTGGGGCTCTTCCCTGGATAGAATCTAATGCAGTCTGTCTTAATAGATTACTAGTGAATATATGTTTGACTGCATCACTAGCGTCTTTGTGATCAATCTTATCTTTGGTTAGACTGATCTCCTCTGGAACCCAAAAATATCCGCGCTGCAATTCTTCAAATTTAGCAATTTTAGGATGCCTAAACTCTTCAAAGCGTTGTACAGTTACAGCACCATCAAGAAACATTTTTCTTTTAAGATAGTTGGTCTTGTTTTTTAAATCATATTGTCCTTTACTCATAATACACAGGCCTCACAGGGTTCTTCATCTTTTTCAATTATTGCAGTAGATGCTACAATACCCATAGTCTCATTTTGTGTGTTTAACATATTCTTACTACCCATTTTGTTTATGAGGCTATAATACAGAGTTTTTAAACCCCACTTATAGGCCAACATTAAATTCTTAGCAATTAGTGTACCAGGAACTTTTCCTCCAGCAAAATGCGCAGGATTATAAAAAGTATTAGAACTTAAACTTTGATCAATATATACAGCCAATACTGCTGCAGTTTTTAAGTAATTAACACAATCGGTCTGGTCCCACATCAATTGATATCTATTTTTGAGTCGTTTATACTCTGGCACTACTTGAACAAATGAACCAGCTTTACTTTCCTTAACACTAATTAACTCCATAGGCATTTCAATACCATTGGTACTATTCAATACCACTGAACTCGATTCTACGGGCGCCACAGCCATTAATGTAGCATTACGAATACCATGTGTTTTCATTTTGTCGCGTAGTGTTTCCCAATCCAAACTTGGAGTAAAATCTGTCAATTCATCCGCACCTTTGCTACGCCTTTCCCAAGGAAATATGCCCTTACCATAATAAGTATGTTCGCTACGGGAGCAAGCACCACGCTCTGCTGCTAATTCTACACTAGTTTCAGTTAGATAGTAGGCTTGATGCTCCATCCAACGCTTGACTTCAGCTAGAGATTCGGGTTCCCCGTATTTTAAATTACGACGTGCATGCCAATAGGCCAAATTAGTAATGCCCACGCCTAGCGGCTCAAAATCTTGATTAGCCAAAAGGCTCTGTACGCTTAAAAAGTCCTGATAATTCAATAGGTTACTTAAACTACGTACTAGGACACGACAGGATTTACGCATCTGTTGTGGATTTGTAAAAGCTCCCCAATTAATACTACCCAACGTACATAATGCTATACGACCGGTATCGTCTTCGATTCTTTGAAATGGACGAGTTGGAAGTAAAATTTCCATACACAAATTCGATTGATAGATAGGATCTAGTTTGGTATCAAAGGGCCCTTGATTAATAACATTATCAATATTAACCAAATAGATACGACCAGTATCTGTGCGTTCCTTTAATATTCCATTTTTAAAAATTTCTTCTGCAGATATAACCTTCTTTTTAATTCCCTGTGTCTTTTCATATTTAACATATAACTTTTCAAATTCTGCACTATCACGATAATAGGCTTCGTAGAGATCTTTTACCTCATGTGGATCAAATAGAGTAATGTTTTCTCCATTCTTATAACGACGCCAGAACATAGCATTAACTACTACGCTGTAATCCATTTGACGCACACGGGTTTCTTCTGTACCTTGATTATTCTTTAATACAATTAGGTCTTCAAATTGATAATGCCAAATAGGAAATGTCACTGTACATGATGCATTACGAATTCCGCCTTGGCTGCAACTACGCAGATCGGCAAACCATTTCTTTAAAAATGGAATTAATCCTGTATGCTTAATTTCTCCATTACGAATAGGAGCGCCTAATGGTCGTATACGACCGATCTCCAATCCGATTCCTGCTCGTTTACTAGCATATTTGGCCATCATTTCGCCTGAGGCAAAAATACTGTCTAATGTATCATCCGAGCTAATAAGTACACAGCTACTAAACTGCTTAGTAGTGGTCCCAAGGCCCGCAAGAACAGGAGTAGCCAAAGTAAAATGTCCTTCCGACGCACATTCATAATACTCCTTTACTAGTTTAAGTCTAGTATCTTTGGTTTCAGAATGAAAAGCCGTTGCAGCAGCAACAGCATATCTTACCTGTGGTGTTTCATAAATTTGACCAGTAGCACGATTTTGTACCAAATATTTTTCTGCTAACTGAGCAATAGCAGCATAGGTATACTCCTCATCCTTACTGTGATCAATAAACAAATCAATAATATCCCATTCGGCTTCGGTATACCATTCTAAAAGATCCTTGGTATACATTCCAGCATCGATATTCTTTTTTATAATTTCAAAAAGTCTAGGAGGATCGTAACTACCATAAACTTCTTTTCGAAGCATACTAACACGTTGACGACCAGCCACATATTGATAATTAACATTATTAATTTCAGGATTTTCATTTTCATCAATCAAGTCAACCATAGCTTTGAGTAATAACTCATCAATGGTCTGTGTGGTCATACCATCATGAATTTCTATTTGAGCTTTGATCTCAATCATTGATGGACTTACTCCATCAATATCTTTACACGAGTGTGCTACCTGTCTTTGAATTTTAGAAATATCGATGGGAACTCTCTCACCATCTCGTTTTACAACTGTAATCATTATGGAATCCTATTAAATGTGTTTAGTAAGATATTTACCTGGGCGCCTTAAGTTCCACTAGGTTTTCTAATGAAAATGACTTTGGCAATTCTTTTAATAAAACAGGACCATTATCATTATAGTTAATTGCCCATTGATTATCAACACAGATTACATTGTAGTTTAATTGTGTTTCTTTGTCAACGTAGGTTTTTAATTCTATAAGAGAATTTCTATATCGATCAGTTAATTTTAAAGTCCATGCAATCATCAAGGCTTTGGTAAAATCATCGTATTTGTTATGAACAATTATTTCCCAAGGACTAGGCCAACTAAATTGAAAGTAGGGATCTATTTGATTATTATAAACAATATATGGTGCAGATTTCCAAAAATCAAAAACATCTTTTAAAGGATTTTCAGATTTATCCAAATTAGCTCGATGTTCGGCCCAAGATGACAATCTATCATCAGTATTTTTTTCAAACATTATAAGTTTAATATATTGATTTGATAATCTACATAGTATGTAAGTGAATCATAATTAGTGCATTGCAGTTGAATATAATTATTTGTGGCCGTACTTACTTGAAATACCGGATGTTTATCTATTCCATTTTTATCGTTTGTGGCATCTAACCATAAGTTTGTATAAGAATAATTATAATAATCACTGACAGAACCAAATGTATTGAAATTTCTAATCATTGTTACTGTACTAGACGATGCCGGTAAGATAGATGGCAATGTATAGGGATTAAAAATTATAAAATTATTCGGTGCTTCAACAATGGTACTAGTAGTAGTAGCATTTAATCCTTGCCATCCATACCGAGTATTTGTCCATAATTGATAAACTGCATTAGGTGCATTCGAAGCGGCAACATTATAAGAATCTCCAAGATTGGGAGCAATTGGAGATGTGCCTGTTATTAGAAATTGATCATTGCCGACTGATAATATTTCGCCAACCAAATATCCTGTTCCAGGATTAACTATACTAATATTACCTGAAAGATCAATTCCTATTATTGCGGTATTATTTCCGCCAGTTAATTGTATTAATTGTTGACCTAATAAATCTGTGATAGTTGTAAGTGTAGTAAGAGCAGTTATACCACCTGCTGACATCAAATAAGTGGCTGTCGATGTTGCAGTAATTGCCGACCCGATATAATTAATATCAACAAATGTTCCATATGGTGTGCCATTATAATATAATATATCGTTTACTTGTGGTGTTAATGTATAAGGTGTATAAGGTATATTAACAAATTGTGATCCGGTATATGTCCAAACATTATTAAATGGTGACCACACAGATAACACTGTTCCTGCAGGAACATTGACTAATTCATTAATTTCAATTTCATTAGCTGAAAGTTGAACTACTGATCCTAATTCATAATTATTTGAAGATTGTATTATTATATCTCCAACAGTTATTCCAGAAGTATTTGCGTATAAAACAGCAGAATTAGAAGATGCAGATATGGTAGTAATCGAATTAATCAAATCTGCCAAAATATATGAATCTCCTATAGCCGGAGTGTTATCTAATGACAATAGCCAAGAAGAGGTATTGGTTAATGTGAATAACGAACTGGATTTAATGTTGTATAAAGTTAATACTGTTCCAGTAATTAAGGTCGATTCAATCGTTAAAGTTCCTACAAAATTGTTTGCTTCTGATGCAATGTTTATAGTTAAATTACCTGTTCTAGAATAATTATTATTGCTATCATATAACGTATAAGGTACATTAATCAATTGATTTCCATCGGGTACATATAATAAATCTAAATTGCTAGTTACACCATCTGTGTTGTTTAATATATTAATAGAAGCAGTATATACACCACCATTTTCTATTGTAGTTTTTCCTTCAACTAATGAATTATAATAGAAAGCATTGACAGTGCTAGTTCCAATGGAATAAGCATAATTTCTTCTACTGAATTCATCGTCTTGTGATCGACATCCTTCACCATAAAAAGAGATTATAGCAGATATATTAGATGAAGTGGTAACAGTTCCATCATTTACATATAACCCATTATTACCTACTTGATAAAATATATTTTTCTGACTGATATGATTGGCACGATTTGTACTGGTACCAACAAAAATAGCTTGTTTCACAATATTTTTAAATCTATTTCTTGTTATAATACCATTACTAGGAGCAGAACCTGACGCATCGGTTGGATCTGCTCCAAAATTAATACCCTGTTGCAAATTTTCAAAAATGTTATTATCGATTTTAATATCAACGATTGTTCCAGTCCCTGCAACGCCGACCCCGATATTGGTAAACTCGCAGTTTTCGATTGTAATATTTTTACATTGTTCATTCGGTAATTGATAATCTGCACCTCTCATATAAATGGCTGTGCCGAAAGATGTTATAATATCTGTTAATGTATTATGTGAATTTAAAATTTGAGAATTAAATTTGATATTTTTCAGAGATACATCCGTTGCTAAATCTATTTCCACTAGAGGGTGTTTTATATTAGAACTTGTAGTATATGACAGTGTCATATTTTCTAAATTAATATATCGAGGTTTGCCCGAAGTCAATACCATATTATTGAAAGTATTACCTATAGCATCAACAGTTTGAAACATACTAGTAGCAGTATTAGCTAATAATAATGTTGTTAAATCGGCACCTTCTCCTATCAATGTAGTATATGGAGGAAGAAAAAACCCTGCCCCATCACCATTGGCCAATGCCGACGGTGATACTGTATAAACACCTGCTGGAATTTTTAATTGACGTCTAGTATCAGGACCGACAGGATTATTGAATAGATCTTGAATGGCATTATTTAAAACAGTGGTTATATCTGTGCCGGTAGATCCTACGAGAATCGAACTTGGAATTCTAGGGTCACCAAAATAATCTACAAGACTAACAGTAGTATCTAATTTAGCAGCAATCGTAGTTGTAGAAACATATTGTAAAGCAGTATCCCCATCCCTATATCGATAACTGCTGGTGGTAGCTACTATATTTGAACCATATAATGCAGCACTAAACAGATTTTCGAGGTTTGCGTAATCATTTTCAGTAAGTATTCTAGTATTGCCGATTTCGGGCGCATAATCTGGAGGACCTATCACTCCATTACCTATATAAAGTGTTTGGGCATCAGTCGCCCATCCAAATTCACCTGCGTCTAATTGAGGAATACCTGTAGTATTTCCTAAACCTCGTCTAACTGCAATTTTTGCGATCTCAACTACGGCCATTTAAATGTCTCCTGATACTCTATTTATCAGGTAAGAAGTTGTTTTAGATCGAGCATAAATAAGTGTAGTTCGCGGAATTGGCGTTCCCAACTACTCTATAACTGATTAGGAGTTACAGCAATGATATTTATTGACAACAAATACACCTGTTGGTATTATAACATTATAAATCGTGCTAAAACACGAGAAATTACTGGATATACAGAAAAACACCACATTATACCTAAATCTTGCGGCGGTAACAATTCTAAAAATAACTTAGTGGTGTTAACTGCTAGAGAACATTTTATATGTCATTTGTTATTAGTTAAAATGGTAAAAGGCAATTTTCTTTATAAAATGGCATACGCATTGAATCGAATGTTGACCACTAACATTGATAATCAGAATCGATATATACCTACTTCTAGAAAATTTGAAAAGATTAGATTACAAATATCAAATACTTTAAAAGGACATCCTTCTCCAATGAAGGGTAGGACTCATAGTGAAGAAACTAAAAAGAAGATATCCGAAATTCACAAAGGAAAACCATCAGCTCTAAAAGGAAAACCAAAATCAGAAGAAACTAAAAAGAAAATGTCTGAGGCTAGAAAAGGATATAAAATGCCAGACAGCACCAGAAAAAAATTATCTAAATTTAATAAAGGAAAATCCTATTCGGAAGAATATAAGAAAAAGATGTCTGAAAGAAATAAAGGTAATGGAGCTGGAAGAAAATTATCAGATGAAACCAAGAAAAAGATTTCAAATATTCACAAAGGTAAAACAATATCGGAAGAGCATAAAGAAAAAATAAGACAATATAATTTAAAAAGAGTATTTACTTTAGAAGAAAAATCATTAATTGCAGAAAAAATTTCAAAAGCTCATAAAGGTAAAATTATATCCGAAGAGGCTAAACAAAAAAGAAGATTAACATTATTAAATAAACCAATTATAAAATGTCCTTATTGTACATGTGAAGCCAAAGATAGTGCATCGTTAAGAAAATGGCATTTTGAAAATTGTAGGTTTAAAATTATTTAATTTTGTAATATTGTTCTAATTTATCCAACCATTTATCTTGCCACTTGTTAAAATCTTCTGGCCATAAATCAAATTGTTGATATTGCAGGTCTCTTGTACACATAAAAATGTGCCCTTCGCGTATATCGGTCCCGTAAACTTGATTATGTGCCATTATATAAGCTACCAATTGTATTCGATAATCATCTACATAAGATTCTTTCTTCAATCGATTCGACTGCTTGTAATCCATAGCAGCAGGGTTTTTATTATAAACACCGATTAGGTCAGTTGTTCCGGAATAAAGAGATTTATAATAAAGTGATTGTTCCATAGCCCAAACTTCATTGACATTACTCAATCCATGAGCAATGATAACATCAGCCATTTTATTGGCCTGCACGTGAACAGGATTATTACCGGGTTGCCTCTGTTCTCCAATTAGAAATCTTTCTAGGTTAGAGTGCATGGCTGTTCCAACTGAAGCAGCTTCTGTAGTAATTTGTTGTGCTTTTTCATGTCCTACACGCTTTTTCCATTCATTAAGTGCTGTCATATCTTTAGTCGCACTTAGAATAGTAGTTACACTTGGTAAACGTTCTCCATCTGGGGTTAGATAAACACGCTTGCGTGTTACAGGATCATTTATTTGTTGGCAGGGTTTATATTGGAATTTTTCCACAAAAGGAGGAGGTTGTATTGTTGTTATTATTTGGTCCATACAACATTATACTACAGATTTTGGATTATGTCAAGTTTATTATATAAATAAGTGTAGTTCGCGATACTGATAATATCCAACTACTCTAACGCTTTTAAGGAGCATCAGCAATGACTATTTACACACTCTATGTCAAGACGCACAATAAGACCGGATTAAAATATCTCGGAACAACTACAGCAAAAGACCCTCATAAATATCAAGGATCAGGTGTTGATTGGAAGTTACATATTAAAGAACACGGTTACGACTGTACTACCGAAGTTATACGAGAATGCCAAACTAAAGATGAAAGAAATCAATGGGGATTACATTATAGTATTCTTTGGGATGTAGTTAAGAATAACGATTGGGCAAATAAAATACCCGAGACCGGAGCAGGTGGTTGGGGGATTAGGACTCCGGAGACCACAGCTAAGATAACTGAATCAAAGAGAAAAAATGGAACATTAAAGCAAACTACCGAATCGTTAGCTAAGATGGTAGAAGCAAGAAAACTAAATGGAACATTTAAGCGAACTCAAGAATCTATAGATAAACAGCAACAATCAAGAATCAAAAATGGATGTACTAAACGAACCCCCGAGTCTATTGCTAAAGGGTTGGAAACAAAGAAAAAGAAAGGTACTCTTAGAGCCGGGTGTTCACCTGAGGCTATTGCTAAACAACTAGAAACAAAAAGAAAGATTAGACTTAAAAAAGAAGAACTACTGAAAAGTAATAATAATTAAAATTCTTTTGATACGACCGAATGTGCCATTTGATCAACACTAGGACCACTGGATGCCTGCGACTGTTGTTGATCTCTAGGATCTGTAATTTCTGTATTTAAAATAAGAGTACCATCACTCATAACGTCTTTAATAACGGCGCCATTGGGATCAATATTATTTTTTAATGCTATCAATCCATCGGGTGTAGCAATACCCAATCCAAAAGGTCTTAATATGTTCAATACTGCAGGAAATGGGATTCCAGCAGATTGTTCATGTCCTGGCTTGTCGGACAGGCCTTTTAATACGGCCAGTACCTCTCTAGCAGATCCTTGATCTACTTCAAACAATTTCATTTTGCTAATTTAGCAATAATACTATGAGCTTCAGCTAATTTACGGGCACGACGATCTTCGCGCATTTCGCGACCAGTTGTACCTGCACCTGCTGCTGCATCACTAGCACCAAACTCATCCATATCTGTTATATCTGGATTCATATCATCTGGAGCAGATAATTCCATTCCTGGTTCTACTGGCTTAGATGTATTCATACCCATTGGAGTTTCTGCTGTTGCTTCACCGGCTAATACTGCTACAGCATTACTGATAGCTTCACGCTGTGCAGTTAATGTTTCTAATGTTGCAGATAATGCAGGAGCAACTGATTGTTTAAATGTTTCTGCTTCATGCGCACCAAAATCTGCACGAATAGCATCTGCCAATTCAATCATGGCCTTGGTTTGATATTGACCAACACGCTGCATCCATGATGTGAAATCTTTTACAATATCACCAGCAGCAGTAATGGCCTTAGCTTTACCTTCTTCATCCTCGCTTAATAAGAAAATAACGCTTTCATTAACAAACTTAACATTATGTCTATGGGTTTCAAGACTTTCCCGAGGAATATTCTTCCACATAGCAGCAGCGGCGATTCTCTTACCCTTCTCGCCACCGCCAGCAGCCTTAGCTACTTTTTCAAAACCTTTTCCTTTCTTACCAATATCTTTGCCGGCCTTGGCTTTCTTAACAACGGCTGATTTTTTGGCTTTGCTTAACCCTGCGCTAGGAGCAGATTCCATTGTGGAGTGTACTGGGCAATGTGATTTACCGTCGGTCTTGCAGCAGCACTTGCCACCTTTTTTACCTTCTTCTACTTTATCACATTCGCATTTGCTTTCCCACATGCCGCATTCTGTGCATTTAGCTTCGGCTACTTTCTTAATCTTCTTAGCATCTTTAGCAGCCTTCTTCATAGGCTCAGTCTTATTGCCATCTTTGTCTAGATCTAAAAAGTCTGGCTTTGCACCTTCCTTAACTTTGGCATCTTTAGCAGCTTTCTTCATAGGTTCAGTCTTATTGCCATCTTTGTCTAAATCTAAAAAGTCTGGTTTAGACTTTTTGGCTTCGGTTAACGTGTCGATCTTGTCACGTAAAAATTTCATTTGTTCACCTAACATCTCTTTAATCCTTGTGTTGAGCAACTCTAACATTGCTTTATTTTTCTGGTAAGTCTCGTTGGTCAACAGATCATTGATCTTAGCTGAACCTTCTTGTTGGAAAATCTTAGTACGCAATTTATTACGAAAATCTTCTAACTGTTCTCTATTATATTTATCGAGAACTAGGTTAACTCCAAATTGCTTTTCGATGTTTTCTGCTAATTTAGAACTGGTAATTTTAGTGTTAAAATCTGTTGTTTTCATAAGAATTCCAAAAAGTATATTAAAGTTATTTATGCAATTTTAGTAAGTTTTTCAAATCGTCGAACAATATCCTGTTTATAACTAGTTTTTTTACTTCTAGAAAATTCAAATTTTGAATGTAATATAT